TGGTTGTATCTCTGATATAAAACTTACCCAATCAGGGTTCATTGATAAAAAACGATGTATCATGAAATTTGACCAGGTTTTTTTATCACCCGTTTCCAATTTATCCCAATACTTTGGGTCTTGGTCTGTCGTGATTGCTTTCACGTGGTCAAATAGAGTTTTAACTGCCATATCTCTATTGCTCCATTTTAAATCCCGGAACTAATAATTCATCAAGAACTTCACCACAATCTCCACAAAGGAATAATTCTATTGGTAGTACCTCATCTTTTGATTTACCAGTTACTAATTTGGATATTTTTCGGAATGCGAATCCTTGTACAAAAACTTCTCCTCCACATTTTTTACATCCAACTGCTTCTGTTTTTGTTAAATCTAATGGCGTTTCTTCTTTTTGTGGGATTGCCTGACCACCTGCTCCTAAAATCTGTGCCATTTTACTTTTGTTTTATGACCATTAATAAATCCATTTCTCTACATAAGAAATAGTTTTTGTTTCCTAACTTAATTTTGCTAGTATTCATTCCGTTTGAGAGCATAACTTCATCGCCTACTTCAACTTCCATTGGTATTAATGTACCATTTTGAGTGTATATTCCATTTCCAACTGAAATTACTTTTCCGATTTTGTTATCGCCGGAATTAGCCGAATCTGGAATAATTATTCCACTTGCGGTTTTCTCTTTGGTTTCTACTTCGATTAGGACTCTATCTCCTAACGGTTTTGCTAATTCTATATTTTCCATAATTTATTTATTTAATCGAACCATTGACCTCGATTGGTTTTCACATTTGTCACTCCATTCTGTTTTAGAATTTCATGTCCAGTCTTTTTTACAGTGTTCCTTATTTTAGAATTACTTTTTTTAGACAAAGTAACTTGGTCTAAATAATCAAAAAGTACATCATCTGATAAACCTGCTAATTCATCATCTGTTAGTGGGTTGTTAGGGTCATATTTTATCATAATATTCGTATTTATTCATAAATATACGAATAATATTTGATATTTCCAAATTTATTTTTACTCAATATCATCCATACCATCACCTGTTGTGTATGGTGGGTTATATCCTGCATTTGTATAACTCCATGCAGAACCACTTGGATTCCATTGTGTAGTTGATGTGGTTAATCCACCAAATCCACTAAATCCGCTTCCAACGCTAATAGAGCCAGAACCCGGTGTGCTTGAAATTGTAAATGTTGGTGGTGTAGGATTGCCTCCCGTTCCATTTGGATTAGTAGATATAAATGGTAGATTTACTTGCGGTATATCCCCAATATGGTGAGGAACTCCAGCTGGTCTAAACGTATTAAAGTCTGTAATGAATCCACCCATTGGTATGGAATCATCTACTTCTTTTAACTTAATTTTAACAAGTTCCCATTGTTCGGGTGTAACTTTATTACCCCCAATACCTTCACTATATCCAGTGAACCATATTACAAATTCTTTTGATGTCATAATATTATTTATATAATTGAATTAATTCCTATAAGAGTTGCCATTAAACATATTTCTTTATCAACTACAAGTGAATCTCTATATTGTCCTTGTGCAAGTTCTAATATAACTGCAGAAGTATTACCATCTGCATAATCATTCACTTTTTCATATAGATAGGTATATAGTTCTGAAAAATCTTGTACTTTAGAATCTGCTACTGCCTGTCTTAAATTTACATAACGATTTCGTTTATCATCTTTTGATTTAAGAAGTTCAACTACTTTAATTTTGACATCAGAATCCAATATACTATTCACATCTACCTTTAAGACACCTTTAGTTGAATTTAACTGACAAGTGTTTATGATTTTTCTAATATCTGGGTATGATGAATCTACGATTGGTACTAAATCCTTTGGTTCAAATTCAATTTTTTCCAACTTTAGGATTTTACTGATTTGAATTGCAACATCTTTTTTAGTTGGTGGGATAATTTGAAAAGTTTGACATCTACTTTGTATCGGGTCAATTACCTTCTCAACATAATTACAGGTTAGAATAAATCGGCAATGCTTACTGAATGTTTCCATTAAGTTTCTTAACATCGCTTGGGCATCCGGTGTCATATAATCAAACTCATCTAATATGATTATTTTTTTATCCTTAAATCCAACGGTTGATGCAAATGATTTTACTTTATTTCTAATAATATCAATACCTCTTTCATCCGATGCATTAATTACAATATAATCACAATTGGTTGAATTAACAATTAACTTTGCAAGAGTTGTTTTACCTGTACCTGCTTTACCAAATAGTAGTAAATGGGGCACATCTCCGGATTTTATGTAATCGCTTATTTTTTGTTTTAGATGTTCATTGCCCACATAATCTTCTAATTTTGTAGGTCTATATTTTTCTACCCAAAGTGAATTGGTTTCTTCTTTATCTACGGTTTCTTCAAAAAATGCCATAACTTTCTTTTATATTTTAAATATCATATTTTGTAAATTACATACCAAATCCACCTTGAGGTGTTGGTTGTGTGAGTTCTTCTTTTGAGGCAACTACACATTCGGTAGTCAATAATAGTGAGGCGATTGATGAAGCATTCTCTAATGCTAATCTAGTTACTTTAGTCGGGTCAATGATTCCTTCCTCTAATAGATTACCATATTGTTCCGTTCTTGCATTATATCCAAAGTCTGCAACCCCAGTCGATACATTATGGATAATGACTTCTGCAGAACCTCCTGCGTTTTGAATAATGGTTCTTAATGGTGATTCGATTGCCTTTCTGATAATAAGAATACCTGTATGGTAATCATCAGATGTTTCAATCTTCAAATCATCTAATACGCGTTGTGTTCTAATTAGTGCAACACCACCGCCGGGAACAATCCCCTCTGCTACTGCTGCTCTCGTTGCGTGTAGGGCATCATCCACTCTATCCTTTTTCTCACGCATTTCAACTTCGGTACTTGCACCGATATATAGAATTGCTACACCGCCTGATAATTTGGATAATCTTTCTTGCAGTTTTTCCTTATCGTAATCCGAAGTTGTCTTTTCTATTTGAGTTTTTATTACCTCAATTCTTGATTTAATTCCTTCAATTGAACCACTCCCATTGACAAATGTAGTTGTATCTTTATCAATTGTGATTTTTTCAGCAGTACCTAAATCGGCGAGAGTTACTTTATCCAAAGTTAAACCAACTTCTTGACTAATCACTGTACCACCAGTTAATATTGCAATATCTTCTAAAATTTCTCGTCTTCTATCACCAAATCCCGGTGCTTTGATTGCGGCTATTTTTAGTGTACCTCTTAACTTATTTACTACTAATGTTGCAAGTGCTTCACCATCAATATCTTCTGCTACAATTAGTAATGGTCTTCCTGTTTGTGCGGTTTGTTCTAATACTGGGAGAATATCGGCCATAACTGATATTTTCTTATCATACAATAAAATATATGGAGTTTCTAACTCTGCTTCCATCTTTTCCTGATTAGTAACAAAGTATGGGGATAAGTAACCCCTATCTAATTGCATACCCTCTACTGTCTTCACTTGAGTTTCCGTACCCTTTGCCTCTTCTACGGTAATAATACCGTCTTTACCAACTTTCTCCATCGCCAGACGAATCATGCTTCCAATTTCAGTATCTCCATTGGCGGAAATGGTTGCTATTTGTTCAATTTCATTTGAGGTTACTACGGGTTTTGATATTTTTTTGAGTTCTTCGATTACCAATTTTACAGCAGCATCAATTCCTCGTTTCAAATCCATTGGATTAGCACCGGCGGCAACATTCTTAAATCCTAATGAGAAAATCTCCTGGGCGAGTACGGTTGCAGTGGTTGTTCCATCACCAGCTTGGTCTGCTGTTTTAGATGCAACTTCTTTTACTAATTGTGCACCAATGTTTTCAATCGGGTCTTCTAATTCAATTTCCTTAGCAACTGATACGCCATCTTTAGTGATATGCGGTACGCCAAACTTTTTCTGTAAAATTACGTTTCTACCTTTCGGGCCAAGTGTAACTTTAACTGCATTTGCTAATTTATCCACGCCAGTTTTTAATGAGGTGCGGGCCTCAGAATCAAATTTTATAATTTTGCTCATAACTTATTTTTAATATTATTTACCTTAAAGATACGAATAATTTTTTAATTATCCAAATTTATTTTCATAAATGCACATATAGCATATCTACCAATGCCACCGGTTA